ATGATGTTATAACTCTTATTAATTTATTTAAAAAGTGGAGTAAAATACCATTATAAGTTTAAACCTATAAAATTTAAGATTATGTTCAGTGCAAAATTTGTGAAGAAAGACGGTAAAATGACATATATGTCAGAAAAAGAAGGTATAGCATATAAAAACTTTATTGACTCAATTAAAGAAGGTGAAGAATTAGATATGTTTATTAGTATAAAAGGTACAGCTGGTTCTTATGCTCAAATATCAAAGATACATGTATGTATTAGAGAAATGGCAAAAGAGTCTGGTTATACTTTTGATGAAATGAAAAAGTTGGTTAAGAAACAAGCAGGTTTATGCTTTGATGTAAATGATGAAGGTAAACAGCTTGAGATGTGCAAATCATTTGGTGAATGTTCAAGTGATGAGTTATCTCAAGCTGTTCAAGCATGTATTGAGATTGGAGCTGAATATAATATTAATCTAGCGTAGGTTCAACATAACCTTCATCTCCTGGTTCAAGAACTTCTTTTTCTTCAAAAAGATTTTGCTCAATTGATATTCTCTCAATTTCTGATATCATTAGTGTAACAGTATAGAAAGACTGTTCAACATGTGACATTTTAGAATAATCAGCAGCTTTAACTGTTTCAATAGATTTCTCAGATTCCTCTGCACCTTGAGCTTGAATCTGATTAAATAAGTAAAATAGTGTATTCTTCAACATGAAGTAATATGCTTTGTTTACTTGGATACTTAATAAAGCATCATCCTTTAGTTCTTTTACTGTAATAGCCATAATGTATAATTAAATTAATATGACAACAAATATAGATATTAATGATATAAAAGAAAAATTAAACGCAAAACTTATTGATTCAGGATGGGCAAGAGTGCTTAGAGGGTTTTTATATAGCACAGAGTTTGATAATATTTTATTGAAATTAATTAAAGACTCACAAGAGGATAAAAGATTTACACCATTTATGAAATACTTGTTTAGAGCATTTGAGGAAACACCTTATACTGATCTTAAAGTAGTTATAGTTGGTCAAGATCCTTATCCAGGAATTGAGCAAGCAGACGGGATAGCATTCTCGTGTAGTTTTGAAAAGAAAGCATTACCAAGTTTAAAGTTTATACTTGATGCAGTAAACAGAACTGTTTACCAAGGTGAATTAGAATCTACTGATCTTGATTTAAAAAGATGGAGTAATCAAGGTATACTTATGATTAATAGTGCTCTTACCTGTACAATAGGAAAACCGGGATCACATTCAGAGTTATGGAAACCAATGATGGCTTATTTATTAGACTATCTTAATTCTTATAATCCAGGATTGACTTATGTATTCATGGGTAAGAAGGCACAAGAAGACTCAGTTCATATTAATAATAACTGTTATAAATTCTTTGTATCTCATCCTGCATCAGCTGCATATTCTCACTTAAAAGAATGGGATTGCCAAGATGTTTTCCACAAGGTAGCTGATCTTACAAAAAAGAATTATAACTTTGATATAAAATGGTAATATGGATGAGATATTCAATCTATTAATTAAGAAAAACCTGAGTCCAAATCAATTGTATATACTCTATTGTATTAAATATAAAATCAAAACTAATGATTTTGTAAATGATGCATTAGAGATAAAACGCTTAGAGTCAGGAGATTGGCTAGGAGCTGATAATGCATTAACTGGTAAGTCAGTGATGTTACTACAAGAATTAGAATCATTCTTTAAGACAAGTAAAAAGAAAACCAGTACAGTTATAATGGGTGATAATTTTATAGAGAACATAGATGAATATCTAGATATTTTTCCTAAATTTAAACTCCCAAGTGGTAAGTATGCTAGGTCAGACAAGAAGAATTTAGAGAATAATTTTAGGTGGTTTTTTGATTCTCATGCTTATAGTTGGGAAACTGTATTGAATGCTACTAAACTTTATGTTGATGAGTATGAAGCTACAGGATACAAGTACATGAGAACTTCACAGTATTTTATTAGAAAGCAAGGATCAGATAAAACATATGACTCTGAGTTAGCTAATTATTGTGATATGCTCTTAAATGGATCTGAGGATCCGTCACAAACACATTTTAAAGAAAAAGTTGTATAATGCGTAAAATGTCCAGATTATCCTTATTGCTATGTGCAATAGTGGGAACTCTGTTTGCATACGTAGTTACTGATGCATTTATTATTGAGATCAGTATAATTAATTTTATAGTGGTTGAGATAATAATTAGCATCATGCATGCTACTTTCAACAGAGTAAAAGTAAAAGTTATTTAATAATTGTATATGGCCCTTAAGAAAAAAGAAGATAATCTCAAATGGAATAGCCAGAAAGAAGGCTTTCAAGAATCCTTGCATTATCTAAAGGGAAGAATGGTTGGTGATATTAAAAGTTTAAGAACACCGTGGCCTAAATTTAATGATGCAATGACTGATGGTATTGAATGGAATACTATGACTGTTATTGGTGGTAGACCTGCTAGTGGTAAAACTTTAATAGTAGAGCAAATTGTAAGAGAATCATTTATACTAAATCCAGCAGATGACTTTAGAGTTCTGCAGTTTCAGTTTGAGATGCTTGCAAGATCATCTGCAATTAGAGAGTACTCAAGTATAATTGGTAGATCATATAAGTATTTATGTAGTGCTGATGGAACATTGTCTCCAGAAGATTTACAGAAATGTTATGATTATGCTAAAGAAAAGGTTAAGTATCCAATTGATATTGTAGAAAAACCATGTACTGTAGATGAATTTATTAAAACTATACATGAGTATATGGCACATTATTCTGAGGTATCAGATGAAGGTGTAAGAAAGTATAAGAAGACTCTAATATCATTAGATCACTCTTTACTGATAAAGAAAGCACAGACTGAAAAGGACAAGAATGAAACGTTAAATAATTTAGGTGAGGCATTAACAGGTCTCAAAAGAATATATCCTATTGCTTTTATTATATTAAGTCAGTTGAATAGAAATATTGATAATCCTGAAAGATCTGAAGATGGCAAGTATGGTAATTATGTATTAGAATCAGATATATTTGGTGCTGATGCGTTGTTACAACATGCAGATACTGTAATAGGTATTAACAGACCTGCAAAACAGAAGATCAGATTCTACGGCCCTGATAGATTTATAATTGAAAATGATAGAGTAATGGTATTACACTTTCTTAAATGTAGAAATGGTGATACCAGATTAAGTTTCTTCAGAGCTGAGTTTGAAAAGATGCAGATTGCAGAAATGAATACTCCAGCACAGCAAGAGAAAAGAATAGGTACCAAATAAATAATATATGGCATTAACAACAAAAGATGGTGGTAATCAGACCAGTGGATTTAACAGAAAAGAGAAGACTGAAGAATTGATGAAATATCATCAAAAGGTATTTAATGCATTAGGAGTATCTAATCCATTATATATTCCTAAATGTGCTTATAGACCTTATGGCAAAGATGAATTGCACATGGGTTTCTTTAAAAGTGAATTATGTAGAGATCAAGATATCTATACTGAATATACAAGTATAGCTCTTGAGTCTGAAGATCCAACAAGAACACTGTATAAATGGAAATATAATCCATTTTATGATGAGGAATATGAAACTACTGAACCAAATGGCCAAGGTCATGTGAGGTATTTAATTCCTGTATCTGAATTGATAAAAGTAACGGCTGAACCTAAGAAGACTGAACCTACAAAGACTGAAGTAGAAGGATTGTTTCCTGATTTTGATGATATTATGGACTCAGATTTAGATGCTCCTCTAAGCAGTTTAACTGTAAGAGATCTAGCTGCTATATTATTAAAGAAAAAAGTAAGTAACAAAAAATGGTTAAATGATTTAATATAAAAAAGTAAAAAATGGAAGGATTGGTATTGCCCACTAAGAAAGTGAGCGCAACAAGAGTTAATCCAAAAAGATTGTTAATTTACTCTAAGCCAAAGACAGGTAAAACTACCGCTTTTGCAGGTTTAGAAGGTAATTTAATAATTGATTTGGAAAATGGGACTGATTATGTAGATGCAATGAAAGTAAAAGCTAATAGTCTTAAAGAATTATTAGCAGTTGGTAAAGCAGTAGAAGAAGCAGGTAAACCTTATAGGGTTATCACTATTGATACTGTAACTGCATTGGAAGAAATGGTTATGCCTTTAGCTGTTAAAAAGTATAAAGCTACTCCAATGGGTAAAAGTTATGATGGAGACAACGTAATTACTTTACCAAATGGTGCTGGTTATTTATACATAAGAGAAGCATTCTTTGATGTTTTGAATTATGTAGATACATTAGCTGAACATATTATTCTATCAGGTCACATCAAAGACAAACAAGTTGATGATAAGGGTGAAATGGTAATGGCAGCTAATATTGATTTAACTGGTAAAATTAAGTCTTTAATCTGTGCAAATTCAGATGCAATTGGTTACATGTTTAGAAAGGGTAACAAGGTTATGTTAAACTTTAAGACTAATGAAGAAACTACTTGTGGTGCAAGACCAGAGCATTTAAGAAATGCAGAGATAGTGATTAGTGAAATTAATGATAAAGGTGATATAGTTACTCACTGGGATGAAGTTTATAAATAATTAATAATATAAAAAAATAAGAAAACATGGCAATAGGAACTAAAGACGTAAGTGCAGGAGGAAGTGGATTACCAAAAACAATCACACCAGGTAATCACAAATTGAAAATCAATAGTGTAGTAGCAGAAGACTTCAAATTCATACCAGGAGCAATAGTTATAACTTTAAATGTAGAGACTGAACCAATTGAAGGGTTTGAAGGTTTCATGTTGAATAAAGATATGCCAGATGCTGGTCATTATAAAGGTCAAATTGGTAGAGTAAAAGCTGGTCAGTATGCATTTGCTGATGGTCAGACTAAATCTGGAATACAAATCTATAGAGATAACTCTATATTAGTATTCTTAAAATCTATCTGTACAGCATTAGATATGACTGAATGGTTTGATACTCAAGATAATGTACATGACACTATTGAAGATTTCATCAATGCATTTAATGAAACAGCTCCATTTAAAGATAAGTATTTAGATTTCTGTATTGCAGGAAAAGAATATGAAGGTAAGACAGGTTATACAAATTATGACTTATTTTTACCAAAATCTTCTAAGAATGGTTATGCATTTGCTAAACTTGGATCAGGTAAACACTTATTATATAGTGAAGCTGATCACCTTAAGAAACTAGAAGCAAAGAAAGTTGACTCATTTGGTTCAGGTGATGATGACTTTGCAGTACCAAGTAAGGTAGCTTCTGACTTTGATTTAGACTAATAAGTTTAAAGGGAGTCAGTAAAAAGGCTCCCTTTTTATTATTAAATTTAAATATTATGATTTCTACCAAAGGTGCAATGCAATTCAAAGATGTTCCAACTACTTGGATCTTTG